GGGCCAATGCGCCAAACAAAGGAAAAACAAAGTGAGTATCTTAGATCAGGCAACAGTGCCGACATCGGGACCGCAAGTCATATCAATCTGCGGTGATGCAGGCACAGGCAAAAGCAGCCTTGCAGCATCATTCCCCAAGCCCATCTTTATTCGCGCCGAAGATGGCGTGGCGCGCATCCCCGCATCATTTCGCCCAAGCGCGTTGCCACTGATTGAAAATTCCGATCAGCTTTGGGAACAGATCATCGCATTGTTGCGCGAAGAACACGATTACAAAACAGTCGTTTTCGACACCGTGTCTGCGCTGGACCGTATCTTTGTGCAGGACGTGCTGAAAAGCGATCCGAAAGCAAAGGCGCTAAATTCGTGCCTTGGTGGTTATGGTGCAGGCTTTAACGCGCTGTCATCAATGCACCAGCGCGTCCGCAAGGCCGCAGAACACCTGCGCCAAAAACGCGGAATGAATGTTGTCTTTATTGCCCACGCAGAAATCGGCAACGTGTCACCGCCCGACGGTGAGGATTATTCGCGCTATTCTTTGCGGATGACGCACCATAAGTCGTTGCCGCCATATATTGATGACGTTGACGCCGTTGGCTTCTTACGTCAACAGATGGTTGTCAAAGGCGATGAAGGTGAGCGCAAGCGGGCGATCAGCATGGACGGGCGCGAACTGGTTTGCCACCTGACAGCAAACAACGTGTCAAAGAACGCATATGGAATTACGCAGCCCGTGCCTGTCAAGTTGGGCGTCAACCCGCTTGCCGCGTTTATCCCGACAGGCGACCCGCACTCCGGCTTTGCCGCAGCGGATCCAGACACAGCCGAAACCACAACCGAAACCGAAACACACAACGAGGAAACAACACAATGAGTTTTTGGGATTTATCAGACGGTCAAACCGCAGCCGATACAGCGAAAGAATACGAAATACCGGGCGGATCAATGGAACCAATTCCGAACAATTCGGACGTGTTGGCAATCATTGACCAAGCAAAATGGTCCAACAAAGATAAAGACGACAAAAACAGCCCCGCATATATTGAATTGCGTTGGTCTGTCATGGCCCCCGAAGCCGTTAAGGGCCGCAAGGTGTTCCATAAATTGTGGGTAACTGATTTTGATCCAAACGCGAAAGATGACACAAAGGCCAAGGCCAAGCGCGACAAAGCGCGGCGGATGCTGGCGGCCATTGACGCAAACGCGGGCGGAAACCTTACCCGCACTGGCGAACAACCGACCGACGAAACCTTGACGCTGCACCTGTCTAATAAGCCTATGGTGGTCAAATTGATGGTCTGGTCGATGAAAGGCAGCGACGGAACCGATATGGCGGGGAATTGGGTTAGCGCGGTTTCGCCGTCTGACAAGCCGTTGCAGATCAGCAACGAGCCTTTGCCCAAGACAAGTGCGGCGCCAGCAAGCAGCGGCGTCGGTGGCGGTGGATCGTCTGTTGCCGACGATGAAATACCGTTTTAGGTTTAACGCAACAAAACCAGCGGCGCACAACCAACGCGCCGTTGGTCAACAGTAACAAAGGAAAACAAAATGACACGCGAAGAAATGGACACGATCTTAAACGCAGCTTTTGCAAAAGTATTTGGGGACAAGTGGTGATGGAACAACGGACACCTGAATGGTTTGCGGCGCGGGCCGGGCGGATCACGGCAAGCGGGGCGGGTGCATTGCTTGGCCTGTCACCGCATACAAGCGAGGCGGACGGGTTTCGCAGTCTTGTTAGATCAATGCACGGGATGCCGTCGGAATTTGTCGGCAACGTTGCAACGGAATATGGCACATTTCACGAAGCCGGTGCGCTTGTGGAGTACGAAATGGAAACGGGGAATGAGGTCACGCACTTAGCCTTTGCGCCTTATGAGGATTGGCTTGGGGCGCCGCCAGATGGATTGATTGAAGATTTGGGTATGGTCGAAATTAAGTGCCCGTTTGGCAAGCGTAAAGACAATTTGCCGGTCTTTAAGTCAATCAAAGATCAGCCGCACTATTATGCGCAGATGCAAATTCAGATGCTTTGCACGAACAACTTATGGTGCGACTTCTTTCAGTGGTCGCCTCACGGCACGATGAAGGAAATGGTTTGGCATGATGGTGCATGGATTAATAAATACATCCCAATCCTGCGCGAAATATGGGAACGCGCCAAGGCCGCCGACCCTGCCGACTTTGCTGGGCCAAAGCGTCAAGAATACGACACGCCGGAAGCTGCCAAGCTGGTTGCGGAATATGACGAACTGTCCGAAGCGATCGACAACGCCAGCGCACGCAAAAAAGACATCATCGCCCGCATGGTTGAAATGTCTGGCAAGCGTGACGCGGTTATCGGCGGGCGCAATCTCACCCTTGTGAAGCGAGACGTCTGGCAATTAAAGTGACGCCAGAACAGGAGGGCCGCGCAAACGATGCTGCGAACAAGATCATCGCGGAATTGATTGCGGCACAAACAGCGGATGAATGCGAAGCGGTGGCGGCACGACACGCTACCGTTTTTGCCCGCTTGCAAGCGGTTCATCCTGTCCGGGCTTTGCACATTATTAACCTAGCGGGCTTGCGCAAGCGTGATTTTACGCGGGCCGCGCGGGACGCAACACAGCAAAAAATAAAACAGCAAGAGGATTTATTTCGATGACCCTGCGGACATACCAACAGGACGCGCACGATGCGGCGTGGTTGCACATGCGGACCAGCGTTGATCCTTGCTTGATCGAGGCGGCAACGGGCGCGGGCAAAAGCCACGTGATCGCGGCGCTTGCGCAAACAATTCACGGCGCAACAGGCAAAAAGGTACTATGCCTTGCGCCGTCTGCCGAGTTGGTGACGCAAAACCGCCAGAAATACACAGCCAGCGGCCACAAGGCCAGCATGTTCAGCGCAAGTGCGGGCGCAAAAGACCTGCGACACAACGTGGTTTTCGGTTCGCCGTTGACCGTAAAAAACAGAATTAGCCGGTTTCAATCAGGCTATGCCGCGGTTGTTATAGACGAAGCGCACGGCCTGACGCCGACCATTAAAGGCATAATTAACGCAATGCGCGACGGCAACCCGATGCTGCGCGTGATCGGCCTGACAGCAACGCCGTACCGCCTTGGCAGCGGTTACATCTTTCGCCAGTGGCCGGACGGCAAGGTCAACAGCGACGAAACAACCCGCGACCCCTATTTCCCGATTTTAGTTGACCGGATCACAGCTCCGGAACTAATTGACCTTGGTTTTCTGACAAAGCCCGTGCTGGGATCTGCAGGCACAGAAGGCTATGACACGGCCAGCCTGACAGCCAATGGACAAGGCAAGTTTGACAGCCAAGCCGTTGACCGCGCATATCACGGCCACGGGCGCAAGACGGCTGCGATTGTTGCAGATGTTGTTGCGCAGTCTGCAAACCGCAACGGGGTGATGTTTTTCGCCGCAACGGTCCAGCACGCAAACGAGGTCATGGCGTCATTGCCGCCGGGCTTGTCTGCGCTTGTGACGGGTGAAACGCCAGCAAGCGAACGCAAGCGGATCTTGTCAGCGTTCAAATCGCGCACAACAAAGTATCTTGTCAACGTGTCTGTGTTGACGGTAGGATTTGACGCACCGCACGTTGATGTTATTGCGATCTTGCGCAAAACGGAAAGCGTTGGGCTGTTGCAACAGATCATCGGGCGCGGTTTGCGCTTAGATACAAACAAGCCGGATTGCTTCGTTTTGGATTATACCACAAACATTGAAGATCATTGCCCCGACGGTGATTTGTTTGCGCCAGAAATCAAGGCGGGCAACGCGGCGGGCGAAGGTAAAGCACCAGCGGTCTGCCCGACTTGCAATTATGAAAACAGGTTTTCTACCAACATTAAATATTTGGACTATGACAGAGACGTTGCGGGCTACTGTCTGGATCTGGACGGCAATCGGGTTATGACAGACTATGGGCCGCTGTCTGGTCATCATGGCCGCAGGTGCATGAACCAAGAAAAGACGGGGCCGCTTGGCACATACGAGCGCTGCGGGTATCGCTGGACAAGCAAGGAATGCGTGTTTTGTGAGGCCGCAAACGACATCGCCGCGCGTTATTGCTGCGAGTGCAAGGCCGAAATTGTTGACCCCAACGAAAAATTGCAGATGGATTTCAAGCGCACAAAACGCACCCCGACAGAAATGCAAACGGATGAAGTTGTCTCAATGGTTGCGCGCGAGGGCGTTTCGCAAAAAGGCAATAAAACAGTGCGGGCGGATTTTGTCACGCCGTGGCGGTCGTTTTCAATATGGTTCAGCCCTGATAGCCATTACACAAAACAGCAAGGCCAGTGGATCGCATTTCAGAAGGCAACGCAAGGCGGCGACCCCAAGACGATCACTTACCGCAAAGATGCGACCAGCGGCTTTTATAACGTCTATGGTTACGACAGGCCGCACGATGTCGAGCCGGATCATTTCGAGGTGATAGAATGAAACTAAATGACCTGCCGTTTCGTGTGTACGGTGACACAGATTTTCGCAGTAAATGCGCAACGGAAAGCGTGGAGCAGGTGACGTTCTTCAATCGCTTGCGCACGCAATATCCCGATAGTTGGGGGCTGCTTGCTGTCCACCCGCGCAACGAACAGCAATTACGCGGGGGGCAGTTTGGCGGCATGTCAAAACAGAAAGCCGAGGGAATGTCCCCCGGCGCGTCTGACATTATTTTGCCCGGACGTGTGACGTTTGTGTGTGAATTGAAGCGCCGTGACCGCACCAAAAGCACGTGGCAGCCGGGACAGGTCGCATATCTAACAGCAGCGCATCAGGCGGGCGCGTTTGCCTGTGTGGCGCTGGGCTGCGATGCTGCGTGGCAAGCGTTCAACGATTGGCTTGCCGCGCAGGGTTAGGCAGCCGACTTAGGTGCAAAGCTGGCCGCGCCGCACGCTCGACAGTAATGGCCGCCAAAGATTGACGGTTCCCATTCATGGCCCTGCGCATTGCAACGCGCTTCAAATCCCGCGATTAACTTTTGGATGCGGTCTTTTGTTTCGTCCGGTGTTTCAAGTTTTGTCATTGTCATATTCTCCCCTTACAAAATAAAATAGGATGTTGGCAATTCGCCAAAG